CCACGAATGGGGGGTACTGTAAGTTTCATCAGGGGCAGTGCGAATCCATCGAAAGTAGGCGTTTATCGAGCACCAATCTACACACACACGGACCAGAACAAATAAACGTACCCGGGTGCCCAGGGTGCGCTTCCAGTAACGGGCTTATAGACTTACATCGTATAATGTTTAATGAATAAAACAAGTATATTACTATCTTCCATCAATCAGTTCTATAAAGAAGAACCCAACCGAAACAAGCTCCTGACGATACTAAACAAAAGCGGTGGTATTTCATTACGAAACCTGGAATGGTTCATCACCAACTACGCCAAGAAAAACAACACATCATTCCGAACCTCGAACGGTAAAATTTTTACTGTCCATTGTGCGTATAAATCTAGCTTGGATGGATATTCCAAGAAACTCTTTGATCCCTTCTGCAGGGCGGAAAAGTTTACCTATGAGATCCCAGACTCATCTCAAAAAATCCAAACAACGCTCGCGCAATTGAATTTCATCAAATGGTGTATAAAGAATGACATAATTGAATACATCTACGATCACAAACAGAGTTTATTTAAACCATATAATCAAAAACTTGTGTCATGATACCGTCCTTGATTTTAATAAAGTTCAGAGTTTTTGCCAATATATGAAATCTCCTCTCGTGAAATTGAAAGTTAACATTAGAGTTTCCCACCGGGTGCCTACTCGAAAAGAGCTTCGCGGTGAATATAGGTTCGTTCACCGCACTGAAATTGACGTGTCCCGACGCGACGCTGTCGTTAGGGTACAACGCGAAGCTATAGTTGTAAAAACGTCTGGTGATGGGGGTGTTGCGATGATGCAGACGGGGTTGGAGGATTCGCAAGAAGTGTGGACTTCCCACGTGTTCGTCGATGACTTCCTGATTATCCAGACTCAGAGTCAGGTGCTCGAGATGCTCGAACCGAAGCGCTGGATCCACCTGTTGCAAACTAGAATTGACCGGGATCTCGTTGTAATTTGACGTCCCACCGAAGGCGTTATTCTCTGTGTACATACAGAAAAAGTACAACTCCTGGACCAGATTCGTGAAAACCAGACGGGTTTTGATATCCGTTTCCTCCCTGCCCACAAACACGTCATTGTACTGAATTTGTTGAATGGCAAACTCGTGTTCAATATTTTGCACTTTAACTTTCTCGATGGGATCTAAAAATACACATTCCGTGGATAATCTTAAATCGTAAGGCTTGTACGTCACGAGGTCAGCGGCGTTCGCACCCACAAACCCCTCGAATTCAGCCACGCCGTGGTTGGTCATGCAGATACACTCCTCAACCTTCCTGAACTTCACCTCTACGTCTATTTCATTTGCGGCGGAGAGTGCGCACACTGGGAACGCCAATTCTGGTTGGTCGTGGAAATAGAAGGGAACATCGAGACACACGTCACCACCGAGTTTCGTCGGAAAAGGTGCAGTCTTCGTGATGCGACTGTTCACCTCCGAGGGATTGGAACTCACGTCCCTCATGCACATGTCGAAGAGGTTCGATTGCCTCGTCGTGGTATACTCCATCTCGTAATAGAGATCTAAGTACTCCGTGGTGAGATGCTGAATCACGACGCCACCCACTGAAAGTGTGATGTACTCTATGAAGTTGCACGCCTCACCGTAGACGAAACCCTTGGTATCGAGACTCGGATCTGCGAGGACGATGTCCGGGAGAGTCCATTTTAGACTGACACCCCGAAGAACGTCGCAGTGATCGGGTAGAATCGTGAACTTGTGCACTTCGTCGTATTCGAAAGTCTTTCCAGCTTTGATGTCGATCGTCTGAAGAGAGAACTGTGATTTTTTGTGAAACCCCTCCTTCCAGAAGGTGAAATCTGGCTTGTCAGTGGTGTACGAATCTAAGATCCCTCTGGAATTTAGTTGAATAGTGCCAGCCATTACTATAACAAGTTACGAAAATTTTAAGCCAGCAAGTCCCGAGTCGAATGAAAGAATGTTATAATTTAGGGCGAATACCCGTATGCGCGTCTCCGCTGCGTAGGACCCCGACACGGGACGAAACGTGAGAGTATTGTTCCCGGGGTCGACGTACCGATCGCGGTCTTTGAATTCTATAGTGAACTTCTGATGGATGATTCTACTGAAATTGATGTGCCCGGCGGGGTCGTTTGAGTCTGGATCGAGGGAAAAAGAATAGACCCCGAATTCATTTTCACCAGTGTCTGGAATGTTCCTGTGGTTTTTGAATGGCTGAACAACTGAGAAATGGTGGCCGTTTTCTTTGAAAAAGATGACGTTATTCAGACAGAGTTCAGCGGTTTTTATCTGCCTGAAAATAAAATTATTATTCTTATCCTGAGCGTCGGGGACTGGATAAGGTTCACCGAGAAAGAGAATCTCCTTGGTGGGATGCCTGAAATCGAGGAGAAACGCTTTTTTATGGACACCGCTGGGGATCCGCTCTTCTCGAAGTTGCACCTGGGTGATGAGGTACTCCATGTGCGCATCTTGAAACGCTCCGCGCTCGATATCCGAGAGGTACACGTTCTCCGTCGTGAGGAAGATCTGATCGACGAGCTTTCGGGACGTGTTGTAAATGGGAGGGAGGTTTGAACTGACACTCTTGGATTCGTAATAGGTATTTCGACCCGTGAGTTTCACCCGTATAGAAACCTGCTGTTTGGTCAGTTTGCAAAGAGGAATTGCGTTTTTACTGGCTCTGGTAAAATAGAAGGGGAGTTCGACCGAGAATTTTGTCGGGTAGTACCCCTCGGTTCCCGTACCTTCACCACCACGATAAGTTTTGATCGCGTCGTGTTGTGAGGAGGTGTCCAATTTCTGACGGAGATATATGTATTCGCCCGTGATGCGATCAATAACTTGCTCGCCTATAACGAGGTCGGCGTACTCAATCAGTTTCGTTATAGGGTTACCGACAGTCGTCATCGCGTCGTAATCCTTTGTGAAGTTCACGGTTAAAGAAACCGAGTTGAGTAGGTCTGATTTGTTGCTTGGCACGCGACAGGTTATGATCTCGCCGAAGTTTGGATTGCCGGTGAAAGGAATGTCGCTGAAGTCTATTCCGAACGGGGTATGACGCCGGAAGTTGTATATGAAGTGTGAGAAATCAGGACATCGGGGATTCACCCACGTATCCTGGATCCCCTTAGCACAGAGATACATCTACTATTAACAAGCTATTTTTTTAATACTGCACGGTCATGAACCCACGCGAAAAGCTCAATTTTTGTAACTCGATGTAATACAGGTTCAATTCGAATTGACCTGAGAACGCCTGGTCGTTCGCTTCACTGGTAGAGGAACCCTCCACATTCTGGTCTGCACCCGGACCCGGAAACAACGGTGTCATATCAAACTCCATCAGGGTCCGATCCGCGTTTAGATTGCGAAAATCCAGTGTGCCCGTACTCTTGTCATGCAGGGGGTGCAGGGCGAACGACTGGGTGTAAATATTGGTCCTGTCGTCCGTGACACCGAGATTAAAGTTGTAGGGGATCGCGTATTTGTAGTGCTCGTGCGATTCCATCAACGTATTCGGGAAAGATTCGCCGTTCAGAAAGAACGTCGCCTTGCGCATTATGGGGGTGTTTCTGGTCACCATGGTGAAACTCAACGTGGGGTCCACGCCTTCTTGTGTACCCATGGTCCACTGATAGTCCTTGGCTCGGCTCCGAACGAAGGTGACGTACCTGTGCGTCGACAGGGTTTGGGTGGTGAACAACTTGTCCCTGAAGAACCAGTGAAATATTTTAACTTTGGATTTCGGTTCGAGGTTGACTTTCAGCGTTCGATCACTCGTGGTGAACGAGGTGTGTTTCTTGACGACGTTAACTAACACGTCATAGTTACTGTCTACGAGGTACAAGCGCTCCTCGTCTGAGAGCTTAATCTCTTCGGTGATGAGCTGAAAATTGTTCAGCTCTATGACGGTAGGAACAAACCCTTCCGGCGCCCCGGGATCCACACCCTGCCAAAAGCTCTGCGGGTGGAATGTCAACTCGAACTGGATCTTCTGTTTGTGGATGGCGCACACCGGGAAGTACTGGCGGTCCTCGACCTCCTCCCGAAGCTCCGTCTTACCATACTTTCGGCAGAAAAATAAAGATAAGGGGATGATGAATCGATTCGAAAACTGGTAGGATGTGGTGGGGCTGACACCGGGCGTGAATCCCTCCGACATGTTTTGCAGGACGAGGTTTCCATTCTTACTCTGAGGGTCGAGGTATACGCTCTCGTGGATCATCTCCCAATCGTCGGTAACTTCCTCCACCAATATGTCGTCGACATACATCGCGATGCTTTTGAGAAAACCTCGTCCGATCGGGGTGACGTAATTCACGTTGATGGTCTCTTTCGCTGGGAGGTCAATCTTAAGATACAGATTCGTCAGTAAATCACCCATGTTTTGCGGTT